GTCGGAAGGAGTGTCGACAGGGAATGTCATCAAGACACCATCGCTCTGGGCTGTCAATGTGATGTCCCAGCTGTTGATGTCAGCATCATCATACACTGATTGAGGGATGGAGCCTATCACTTGAGCTATTCCGGTTGAAGACCACATGGACACTTTGGCAGGAGACTGTGCTATGATTGAGTCATAATCCGGATCAACTCTCATATCCCAGCATGAGTGTTCACTGTATAGTTGGCCTCTGAGGACCAATCTGATGAGGACCAGCCGGCAGCGCCACTCTTGACGAGCAAGCACTGCCACTCCGATAGGGATGAAGGGTTGCCAATTTTTGGTTGGATACATGCTGCAAAACGACCTGTGGTAGTATCAATTGGAACGTCGACAGTCCGACGCATAGTATAAACACCCACAGTATTCTGATAGGGCCCCAGAAAGCGCATTCCTGAATGTTCAAAAGGATTAGCATATTGAAGCGCAAAAGCGAGGACTTCAGGATCTTCTTTATATTGGTTCCTGAGCATCTCATACTGTGGTGCACTGATGTGTCGAGGCATCTTTGCCGCGCGAAGCCTGGATCGGGCATTGCGGATTGATTGCTGTTTGGGCGCCGCCTTCTTCGCGGGCTTGACAGTTGTGGTTCGTGTGGTTGTGGTTTTGGTTGCCATTCGGCCTCTTGTCCTACTCTGGCGTTACACACGTGAAAATTCTGGGATAATTTTCCTCCCCAGTACGCCCCTCTCAGGTGGGCGGTGCTCCGAGGGTCCTAACTGACAGCCCCATATGAGGGTGTGTAGTCTGTGGTCGCCAGTAAAACTAGCAAAGGGTTTTCCACAAAACTATAGGGCTGGTCAGCGTTGTATATTTGAGCTTCGAGTCGGACGATATCGGGGATTGTACATCCATATCGCCGCGACACTTGACATAGAGCCGCATGTTCACGTATTCGGAGTTGCCCATAAAGCGTACTGGCTTGTATGGCATAGGCTTCCGGAACCAAGGGATTCTCGCGCATAGAGTCTCGTCTTCGTATCCAAGCAGACACGAAGGCTCTAACAATAGGAACTTGCAAAAAGGTTGCGAGGTTTGCGGCTTGGTCTTCCAAAAATAGTCGGGGTAAATGACCGGCATAGAAACGTGGTTGCCGTACCAAATCCGAGTATATTTGGGCTAAAGGTGTGAAGGTTTTTCCCAACTTGCACACACGTGAAGGGAGCGGGCCCCAAACCCAGTGATCCAAAGTATGATATGTCCGATACCACGTCCCTTTCAGAAAAGTGACGTCTTCAATGGAAGAGGCATGTTTCAATTTCATTTTGAATCCTGGATTGTCAAGAAAGCACTGGTCTATCGTTTTGCACAGCTTTG